TTTCACTTAATTGTCTAGCATAATTTCTGTTTCTAGCAATTGTTGAACCAGCTATTTTATCAGTATCGTATTCTGCTATTAAGTCTTTAAAATCTTGGTTATTAAAATCTACTTTTAGATAATGATTTATTGCTTTATTACCTTGTTTATAGATAACTTCTACTGCATCATTTTCTGCATTAGCATAATACGCTTCAATAATATTACCACTAAATATCGCCATCGTTTTCTCCTTTTAAATATTCAAACAAATCAATTTGAGGTTTCCAACCTGTTTTTTTCAAAGGACCAATATCTGCTTTATTATCTTTTCTTTCAAACATTGTTCCCATTCTTCTATCTTTTACTTCAATATTTAGACTAGATAAAATATCTAATAAATTATTTGATTGTCCTGTACCAATATCTAAAACCTTTTCTTCAATATCATTTTTCATAAGAAAACATATTGCGCTCATAATATCGTTAACGTGAACAAAATCTCTTGTATGATCTACATTGATATAAGGAACATCATCTCTTAAAAGTCTAGGTATTAACATTCCTTCTCTAGCGCCTGGTCCATATACAGTTGTAAATCTCATACCTATGGCATTGTCAGGTGCAATTTGTTCCATATAAAATTTACTCATAGCATATGGATTACGCCAAGGTTCTTTTGCTGTACTAGAACTAGCATACAAAATCTTTTTGTCTTTAAATTTATTGAATATTCTATAACTACCTACGACATTATTCGTCCAATAGTCAACAGGATTATCTAAACTCTGTCTTACACCTGATAGACCTGCTAGATGTATGACCATATCTACGTCATAGTCTAAATTACAAGTAACTAAATCGTCACCAGTAATTTTATCTAATGGTATTATTTGATGTTTGTCTTTTAAGTATTGTGTTAGGTTTTTACCTATGAAGCCTTCACTTCCAGTTAATAATATTTTCATAGTTTCTCATTACGATTTATTTATTCTCAAATTATATGTGTTTATTGTTGTTGGTGATCCATCTGGAAACTCTTGTGCTCTATAATCATTAGCATCTACAAATCTTGTTTGGTAGTTACCAGAACCATTTAATTTTGTATCAACAATAGCAGTTCCTCTTGTATTACCAGAACCACTTGTTCCTATAGAGTAAGTAATTTTATATCCATCTGTAGATGAAGCAGCAGTATGTCTAATCCACTCTGATAATAAAGATTGAAAAGTTGCTGATACATATTCTTGTAAATGATTGCTTGAGTTTATAAAAAATGGATTTACAAAAGATGTATTAGAACCATCTATACTATGTAAATAATAACTTGTAATTGTTGTTGGTTGATCTAATGTTTCAATCATACCACCAGATGTATAAGCAGATGTATCTGCTCTTGTATCTACATATATTGGTGTACCAGAAACATTTGTTGCACCTGCTAATGATGTTGATGTTGCTATTGTATATGTGCCAGCTTGTTGAGTTGTTGTTGATCCTGAAACAAGTAAATCAATTGCTGGATGTAAAAATGTATCTCTTACATCTGTAATAGTCATAGCTTGTATGTGACCAGCAGATGTATAATAAGCAGGCCATATTTTTCCTGTGTCAGTTGTTGGTGATATTGACGCTATAGTTTGTTCTAATCTATCGTAGTTTACTGTTACTGTACTTGGTTCTGCTGTAGTTGCTTCACTAGGAAATGCTGATGCACTTGTAGAGCCTGCACCCGCTTGTAATCTCGTATCAGATATGGTGTCTAAATTACCACCTGATCCTACTACGGATAATGCTACACTAGGATTTAAAGAATATTGATAAACAGTTTGGTATACAATATCAGTGACTTCTGCTGAAGTCATTTGTTTTACGTTACCACTGTCGTTTTTTAAAGGTGTTCTTACTGCCATAATATATCCTTACTACTTATATCAGGTTAAGCACCTGCGCCGTAGATTGATTTTAATACTACACCACTTGAGTCTAAAATTTGTAAATTGACAACACTTTTTAATTCAGCTTCTCCTATAGCATCATTTGCCATCATAGTTTCTGATACAGCATCTATTGAACCTGTTGTAATTATAGTACCACTTTCATCTGGTACTGTTATTGTGTTATCTGCTGTTGGATCGGTAATTGTTATTGTAGTTTCATTTTCATCAGGTGTAGCACCTTCAAATATTAAATCAGAAAACTGAAATGATGGAATTGCTGTAAATACCATAACATTATCTGATCTTGTTGATCTAATTCTACCAAATCCACTTATCTCGTCTATTTCTAATAAACCAGTTGATGTTTCAAATTGTGTAGCTCTAAATGTATCATTAATAGTAATCATACCAGAGTCAACCGATCTAATAGTGTTACCACTAATTTCAATTGTTCCTAGTGTGTGCGTTGAACCATTTGCTGTAACATTATTAGTTACAGTTAAATCATTTGTTACATTTAAATCATTTGCTATTGTAACATCATTTGGTAATGAAATTGTTAATGTATCAGGATTACTTACTACTGCATTAATTTGATTTGAAGCACCAAACACCTTTAATGTTTGACCAGAACCAATAGCTTGAATAGATGAAGATGAATCTTCTATAACCCAACCAGCAGCAGCTGTAACAATAGAGTTTAATTCTACAACAGCACCAATTACAGATGTTGCAGATAGACCTGCAGATGTCAAATCAGCTGGATCACCAAAGTCAGTTTGTGACATAGTGTTCAGCTTGACACGCATTTGCTCTAGTGTATCAGTAGTTTGTATCGTTGTAAATGCCATTACTTGTTAACTATTTCCTTTATTAATTTTTTAATTTCTCTTAACTCAGCTTTTAAAGTATTTATTTCTCTAACAGCTGTTCTAATTTCGTTTCCTTGGTTACTTCTTACCTTACGTCTTTCCATATACAAAGTATATTCTGACGTATTAGTATTTACAATTGCATTAGAGTTTGTATCTCTTACTAAACTAGAATAACCTTGTACTCTTAATTTACTCATTATACTGCTAACGCTATACCTCTCATATCTTTTATAACTGGTGGATATGATGAGTTGGTTCCTTTCATAACTATTTTAATTTGAAACGCTGTAAATTCTGTTAAATCAGATGCTGAATATTTGTATTCTTTAAATGTTTCATCATCTTCTGCTGGTGATACAGTTGTATCTTCTTCACCTGCAGTGTTAAATGGTGTCCAACTTAAATCTTCTATTCTTTCTGAAATATCTGGACCAGACAATCTGAAATATACTTCTACTTCCGAAGTTGATCTTATATTAGAAGTCAATCTAACATCTAATGCTGTTGATGTATTTTCTAAAGAAACTGATCTAGTACAATATACAGCTGATGAAGATGTTCCTGTTGAAGTTATATCGTCAACAAAATCAGGATCACCAGATTGTGGATTGTTTAATCTATTTTGTACTGCAATTGCACTTGCTCTTTGTAAATCAATTACAGGTGACAATTTAGTATTTGTTGTACTCATTGATACATTTACAAATAAAGACTTACCACCAACTTCATTTGTTTCGTTAATTTCACTTGCAATCATTGTTGGTGCAGTAAAGTAAATATTGTCATTTGCTATTACAGATTGAGCTGATGTTTCAGGTGTTAATGTAAATTCTGTTTGACTACCACCTATTGATCTACCTGTTGTTGTTCTAGTAGAATATGATGCACTTGTACCAGGTACAGTTAATGATTGTAAATTTAAGTTAAGTACATCTGCTAATCTATTTTGTGTAGCAGTTGCTGCAGTACCACCTACATCGCCAGTTGCTGATGCTGTTGTACTTACAGTTATATCGTAACTATCTAAAGTTACGTTTGAAATACTTGTATGTGTTGTATTAATTTCTGTGTGATCCAATCCATTAATACCTGTAGTAGGGAACCCAGCAATAGTTACATTGTTACTTGTTCCGTGCATACCGTGATTTGGATGGAATACTCTAACTACACCTGAACCACTTGTTGTTCTAAATGCATTAGTTTTTAATGTTCTACTTGGTAGAGTGTCATTTGTCAAAGTTAACACACCTGTTACATTTTCAAATTCTGCTCTTTTAATTCTAAATTTCATATCTTCATTTTGGTCAGCAGTCCAAGTTGAACCATTTTGAGATTTAAAGAATACACCTGTATATGGTTGTTGAGATATTGTTCTATCTGAACCAATATTAGTTTCACCTAATCTAGCAACATACGCTGTATAATCATTTGAGTTAGCTAGTACAACAAAACAATACTCTACGTTTTGTTGAATGTAAATAGGACCAGAAAAATTAAATGTAGTTGCAGTTGAAGCATCATCTGATACATTTACTGAACCTGGATTTAAAGTTACTTCAGAGAATGGTAATATTTTAGAACCTGGATAACCATTTACTACTTCTCTTATTTGTAAAGTTACAGGAACATTAGCATCTTTTGTTTTAAAGAATAAATCCATAGAAGTTAAGAACACGCCACCTTCATCATCAATTAAGAATGTTTGTGCTAGTGGATCGTGCCAACCAATTGTTCTAGTTGATTCTCTTGTAGAAGCTCTAACAACTGATCTATCTTCTGTTGTACTTGTTCTTACAATTCTTGGTTCTCTTGTAGAAATAATTGTATTTTGTACAGTTTCTAATAAACCTCTTGCTGTATAATCAGCCTCTGCAGAAGTTGTTACATCTGAACTAGTATCATTTGTAGATGAACTAGTTAATCTGAATACACGTTCACCTGTACGCCATCTAGGATTAGAACTATTAGATGGGTCAGGTATAGCAAAAGTACCTTTTACTGTACCATTTGAATTTGCTACAATACTGCCTCCTAATGAACCAGTTGTTTCATTTCCATTTGATGGATTGACATCAATAGGAGTTACATATGCAGTAACATCTATATTGTCAAAGAATGGATAAACTCTTGTATTTGGTTTTAATCTTGTTGCAGTAAAAGTAATTGTTCTACTTCTAATAAATGGAACAAATGCCACGTTAACAATTCTATCACCTATAGAGTTTCTTACTACTTGAGGAACAACTCTTTGTCTTACACCTGTTCTTGTTTGATTAACAGTAGTTTGTGTTGTTACTTCTGTTCTTCTAAAAATTCTTCTTCCTTGTCTTTGATTACCTGATATATCTCTGCTTGTAGTGTTAGGTTGACCTGTCCAGAAATCTTGCCATTCATTCCATACAGTACCTATTTCAAAACCGTTAAGAGCAGAGTTACCTAAACCAGCTGCTAGTGTATCAAATGCACCTACATTATTAATTACTAATTCTGGTGCTCTTTCTGTTTCTTTCCATTCATCACCTGGTGGGTTTAACTCTACATTACCTGACCAAGTAAATACAGCAAATGGATTAACATTTACAGTTTTACTAGCAAATGGTTGATCTATTAAAGTTGATTCTGTGAAAGGTAACGTAATTATGTCACCTGTTTTTTGATATTTAGCTGTTGTTCTATCAGATGCTATAATTGCAGTACCATCATTATCTCTCTCTATAAGTTGTATAGAGTCTTCATTAAACATTGGTCTTAACTCACCGTCAGCCATATTCATTGATGCTTTGTAATCTTTATTTGTTACATCACCAATATTATGACCAGTAAAGTTATCTACAATAAATCCATTTTTAAATCTATCAAAACCTTCTGAATCTTGTATTTGTAAATTTTGTGCATTTGCTTCTAATAGTGAAAGTTGAGTGTAGTATTCAACATTTTCTATTCTATTTTCTAACTTACCAATATCTCTCATTGTATATCTTTTATTATCAATCTTTTTAATCTCAATATTTTCTGGTGATAGTGTATAAGCTGGAATGCTCAATGTGTATAAATGCATTGCGCCATCTAAATCTTTTGGTACTTGAGGTATTAATGCAGATGCACCTTCTACTACTTTAAAGTTACCCTCTTTATCTAAAAATAATTTATCTATTCTTGGTAAGTAAAATTCAAAATCTGTAATAACACTAGAATTAAAATCAATTACATTTACAGTAGATGCGCCAGTACCATCAAATGATCTATCCTGTGTTCCTGAATTAACTGTAGATGCATTATCTACTCTAGGTCTAAAGTCCAATACATCTCTTAATTCATATTTCTGACCAGTTGTATCAGATGTATAAGATGGAATATTTTCATAAGTTACAGCACCAGAATATGAATCTACATCAAAATAATCTCCTGTGCCGTGACTAAAGAACTTATAAGAAATTAATATTTGTCCAGTTGGTGCTAATTGACCTGATTTTAAAATTATTCTACCAACGTCATAAAAATTATCTCTTTGACCTGTATCTAAATCAAATCTACTTGTAATATCTGTATCACTTGTTGTCGCTGTTGTATTAAAATCTGCTGCCATATGTACAGATGTTAATTCAATAACATCAGCGTGTGGTATTCTAATTGTACCTCTTTGTATTTCATTTTGATCAGTTACTGCAACAGGAGTTGCTGTTGTCAATGTTTTTGATTTTGAGTCAGCACTTGTTTTATCTACTGTTACAAGTATTTTTATTTTGTGACCATTGAAGTTTGCACCAAAGTCTAAAGTTAATTGTTTACCAGTTGGCGATCCACCTAAAGCAAATATAGGGTCACCTTCGTGGTTGTTACCTGATAAATTTAATACATTTCCTACTGCACCTGTACCACCTGAACCAGTTGTCATAATGGTCACAGTATATTTAGCTTGATTTAATCCTACAAAAGTTTCGTTTGTACCTGCAGTCAGTGTAGTATCACCATTAGATGATAATGTAGCAGTTTCGTGTTTTGTAAACGTATAACTTGTATCTGTCAAGCCAGAATTAGAAGTTGTTTTTAAAGTCTTAATATTATCGTAAGGTAATTTAAATATTGAAATATTTTTATTAGCGTCTTGTAATTTTGCTCTGTTTCTTGTTGCTATTGCAGATGAAACTGCAGTTCCACCAATTACAGCACTTAAAGTTAAACTTGTATTAGATGAAATTGCTTCAACAGTTCTAGTTGTTGTAGTACCAGCAGTATCATCAAAAGATATACTATCACCTACTCTTAACTCACTAGTAAATGACGTACCAGAACCAACAACTGCAGCAGAACCACCAGATATTGATATGTTACCTGTTAAATTTAATCTACTAGCAAAGGTAGAGTTAGTTGTTACAGTATCTGAAGTATAAACAGGACTTCCTGCCATACCTATTTGTTTTACAGATGAAAAATCAAAAGTATTTACTGCATTTAATCCTACAGCGTTTGCTTGAATTACTGCAGAATCAGATGATGTGCTACTTGTAATTGTTTCACCAGGAACAAATACACCTTTTACGTTTGATAACATACAAACACCGTGAGCAGCTGTACCACCACTTGTATAAGCGATAACTCCTACTGCTGTTGTTCCGTCAGTATCAAATAATTCAAAAGTTGTAGCATCTGGATTTCTAACTGTAAATACCTGTGTTGATACCACAGATGAATCTGCTAGTGTTAATCCTGTTGCACCAGTTATTGTAACTTGTTGACCTTCTTTGAAATTGTGACCACCTGTAGTAATTACAGCTGGTGTAGCAATTGACACACCAGTTATATTTACTGATTCAATTGTCGAATCTAATTCTATTGTACCTGTAGCGCCTGAAGTACCACCAGTAACTTTTTCACCCAATGGTCTTAAAACACCTGATCCACTACCAGCGCCTGTTGCTGTAAATATTTCTCCTACAGTATTTGAAGATGCACCAATAGTTACAAAGTTTGATGTACCAGTTTGTACAATTACATATTGTTCACCTGCTGTTGATGCAGTTGAAGCTATTGTAAAATCTTCTGCTGTTGTAATATTTAAATGTGTGAATAAATTTATGTCAAATAGATAATGTTTGTAAATAGATGAACTACCAAAAATACTATTTGTGGCTGTACCACTTACATATTGAAATCCTTTTGATTTTGCTCTACCAATAGCGTTACTACTTGAAGCAGTTCCAGTATTTTGAGTACCTGGTGTATTAGTAGCTGCAGAGAATAAATTAACTTTTTTAAACGCTTCTACATCACCACTTACAAATCCAACGTCAGGTGATCCATATACGTTTGTTACATTTACAAAGTTACCTACATCAAATCTTGTATTGAATGCATTTTGTGTATCAAAGCTTCTTGCTTTGTTTACATCTAAAAATTTTGTACCGATAGTTTCTATTTCATAACCTTTTACATAAGCTTTACCTGGTGAAAGACCTGCTGCCACTTTAGTTTCTGAACCACCGTTAGCAGATGAATAAACACCTCTATTATTACCAGATATTAAATGTTCTCTTAAATCTAAATCAAAATCTCTAACTGTGTAATCACCACTCTCGTCAAATGTTCTACGAGCAAGTGTATCTTCTAATACAGCATATTCAGTTGTTCTAACTTGGTTTTGTAAAAGACCATTACTTAATCTCATCAACTCTACAAAGTTTTGATCTTCTGTTGATGATATAGTTTTCTTAGCTAATGTTAAATCTATTTTAAATCTGTGTGCACCTGGAGCATTTAAGTTTGATGAACCTTGAGCATTATCTACCAAAGTTGTATCATCATTAGAAGTAACAAATGATTCTGTTACAGTTAAACCAACTCTATAACTAGGTGTGTTGATGTATTTGTCTAATATTAAAGTTTGTGCAGTTACACTAACTTGAAATCCGTTTATATAATAAACACCTTCAGCAATAAATGCAGCAGAACCAGTGTGAGTAGTTGCTACAACTGCAGTTGGTGTACCTGTTGCAGTAGATGTTATTGTTTCACCGTCTGTGAATGCAACCTGTGTATTATTAGTTGTGTCATTAGTTAAATATTTTACAAATAATGTATCAGGATCAGTACCATCTGTTGCTACTGCGTTAACTACTTTTGCTGTAATACCTGATGTTCCACCTGTTAATGTGAAACCAACATAATCTGTAACTGATGAAGCTGTTTTAGATGTTAATTTTATAGCAGAGTAATCTAAATCAAAACCAATTTCGCCAGGAATAACCATAGCACCTTTGTCAAATAGATGGTCGGATACTCTTTCTATTTGATTTTGTATAATTGATTGTGATTGTGTTAACTCTCTCGCCTGTACTGCAAACGCAGGTCTAAAAAGTATTCTATGAAACTTTTTAGATTCTGAATAATCGTCAAAGTAAGGTGAGAGGTTAAAGTTAGTTGGACTAGCCATAATCTCTCCTAAAATTCAACTACTAACTTAATGTTCTCGGTCTGGTCAGTTGCTCTAGTAATTGGTGCTCTATTTTCTATATACAAAACGTCACCCTTATCACTATCTAATTCAGCACTTGCATAACCACTAGTAAATGTTATGTCATCTGCTGCTTCACTTCCTGTTGAACTAGGTGTTCCAGTTGCACCAGAGCCTTGTCCTGTAATAACATTGGCTCCAGAAAATGCCACTAGATTTCCATTACTATCAGCACCTTCGTCATTAAATCTTGTTTGTATATAATGTAAAATTCTGTTTGTAGCATCCCACTCAACTACTTTACCTACTGCGCCAGTAGATGCTTGATTGATTTCTTCATCAACACTAAATGTGCCTGGTGTTGGAGATGCAGCAAATCTAACAGCTTTTGTAGCTCTTAAAGTATTTGCTGATGCTGCAGAACCACCAGAGAATGGGTCTCTCATTAATACTATTTTTCTAAAATTGTTTTCTGCTGTAAAGTCACCTGTGTTTGAACTTTCAGTTCCTTCTAAACTTGTATTAACCATTACGAAGAAACCACCTAATTCTGATACAGCATTAAACCCGTGACCACCTTTTGGCTCAATAATTACATCTAACTCTGAGCCAGATAAACTAGTAGCACCAGCACTCACAATATCAGCATTTCTTATGTAACCATAAGTATAACCTGTTCCAGGAGTTGTAACTGAAACTGCTGTTACACTACCAGATGAAACTGTTACTGAAACTTTACCACCTGATCCATCACCTCTTATATCAATATTAGTATGAGTACCATCAGCACCACTTGAACCAGCTGATTTAATTCTTACAATGTTAATTGCACCATCTACCGCAGCTGAACTAACAGTAGAGTTAGTTGCTACAGCCATAAAATCTGTTGAAAGGAAATCTGATTGTTGAGCAGCAGATAAAGTGTACATATATTTCCATTTGTATCCATCACCAGTTGTAATAATTGATGTTGAAGTACCTGTTGGTTCTACTGTTGAAGCAGTATTACCATCGTTATCTAAACACTTGTAAACATTTCTTGCCGCAGTCAATACATAGAAAGTAGAATCGTGTAATGTAGATGCACCACTATTAGATGTTTTAGCTGTTGTACCACCTGTAATATATTCACCATAATCGTGTCTATAAATGTCATAAGTTGTACCAGTCGTCCAGTTTCTTCTAGCACATACAAAAGATACGTTTGAAGCACCTACTTTTTTAGCTGCAAGTAAATCGTCAAAAGTATAAAATTCTTCTGTCACACTATCTGATGGTGTGATCGGAGCAACATCTGTACCTTGATTGTCTGTTCTACCATCTGGTCTCGTAGATGTTGTAAAGTCTTGTGGTCTACCTATACCTAGATAATAGACATTGTGTGGACTATTACCTGTATTGAAAGATTGTAAAAATCTTTCACTATTATGTATTCTAAATTTATTTGTTATTATCGCTGGCATTTAATTCTTCCTTTTCATATATTTATACAAGTTTTAATAGACATTCCTAAGCTTCTATCTCTAATATTCTAATTGTACTTAATACTGTTCCACCAAATTTTCTTACACCACCTTGACCATTGAAAGTGAAAGTACCTGCTGTTTGTATATTACCACATCTAATTTTATATGTTCTAGCACTTGTACTACCAGAAGCCTCTGAATAAAATACTTGCATATTACCCATACTTGTTGTATCTTTAATAAAGTTAGAAGTAAACGATAATGCGTTTGCATCCGAATCTTTAAATAAACCTGCACCACTTCTAGTACCTGCTGATTGTGAATAAAATATATGTGCCTCAATGTTTATCACACTTGTAGCAGATTTAGGCGTTATAGATAAAGTCATAAATTCACTACCTTCAGTATTTTGAGGTATTGTATCATCTTCAACAAATATAGTTGTTCCTGTTGCAACAGCACCTGTTTGAGTATTAACTTGTTGTAATAATGCGCCACCCTCTTTTTTAGCTACTGATAATGTACCATTCATTCCACCATGCGAAGCACAAATGTAATAAACTGTTGCCTGATTATATGGCACTTCAAAATATAAAATACCAGAAGTTTTATTTTGAGCACTGACACCTGTTGTTACTGTACCATCTGTAGCAATGTGTGTTAAACCTGTTGTTATTCTATCACTTGCCGTGTATGTTGAACCACTAGAAGTTTGTATAACAAAAGGATGTGATCCTGCTAAACCATTTAAATTAAATGCTATTGTTTGACCTTGTTTTGTAAATATTGTAGGATTGTCTTCAGTTCCATAATGTGAAGAAAATCTATAAGCACTTGCACTATTAGAGGTTACATCTATCATTGCAGTTGCACCACCAGGAATATTAATTGTTTTTTCTGCACCTGTACCTGAAGCAGTTACACCCTCACCAACAAAATCTACTGTCGTAGCAGCAGTTGATAATGCTGAACCATCTTCTTCAATTGTTAAAGATGAACCTGCACTTTGGTTACCTGGTTCAAATCTACCATTTGAACTATTGAAAACTAATATTTGACCATTTGTAGGTGCTGATGATGTAATATCTACGTTTGATAATCTACCAATAGATGAGTTTTCTGTAACTATCTCATTCCATGCACCACCTTCAGCAAAAAATGCTTTGGCAGTAGCAGCTTCAGATGCAAACATACCTTGGTAATCTGTTGCACTTGGTAATGCGCCAGTATTAGCAAAGTTAAATCTTATTTTATTTCCTGAACTTGTTAAATTAATTGTTCCAGTTGAACCATCTAAACTTAAATTAGTAATTGTAGTTTGTGTGCCACCTAATGCAATAGCATCATCACCAATAGTTATTGTTGAGTTGGCTAAAGAACCATTTGCTATATTTGTAAGTGTATTGTCTGGACCATTTATTGTTTTATTTGTTAATGTATCTGTAGATGATTCTGTTACAACTGTTGAGTCAACAGCAATTGAAACTCCATCACCTGAAATTGTTGTATCAATACCTGTACCACCATTTACTTTTAAGCTTTCACCTAAAGATATTGTAGTTGTAGATGAACTCTCATCAACCAATGTAATAGCTGAATTAGTTAATGATGAATTTCCTATATTAGATAGTGTGTTACTAGAACCACTAATCGTTTTGTTTGTCAAAGTATCTGTTGATGTTTCTGTAACAATAGAACCATCAGTAGTAAAAGTAATTTCATTACCTGATACTGAAGTTGTTATACCAGAACCACCAGTAAATAATATTCCACCACCTAATGAAATTGTTTGAGCAGAACTATCATCACCTGTAATTGATATGGATGAATTACTTAATGAAGAATTACCAATGTTTGATAATGTGTTTGTAGAACCACTAATACTTTTATTTGTAAAAACGTCAGATGTAGAAGTTGTAACTAAAGCTGAAACACCAGATAACAAGTTTAATTCGGTAGGTGTTGATGTTAATGTAATAGCCGTACCATTACCTATGGCAGTATAAATTTCGTTAAAGTTATCGTTAATTAAATCACCACCATCACGGAGTGTTGTTCCTGTTCCGTCATTAGGTATTGATCCGATATTAATAGTTTGTTTTGCCATCTTTTACTTCTTTTGTTTATATTTATAAGAGATTAAGGAGTTGTATCATCAAAAGTTATTGTTGAACTATCATTATCAATCGTAGCGTCAAATGTTGTTAATGTATTACTAAATTGATTTTTAGGTGTTATTATAGCAAATTCACAAGGTATAGTTAACTTTGTTTTGATACCTCGTCCATCATCATTAGAACATAACAATAGTGTATTATCGTTACCATCTAAAGCTGTTTTTGTTCCAAATGTTACATTTTTACTTAATTCAAATATAGAATAATTAGTGCCATTTATTTTAAATGCTTTTAATGCCTCTCTATTAATTGTTCCGTATCTAGGACCCGCATAAACGTGACCTATTTTTACAAAGTTATTATTAATTGTTCTTCTTTTCCTTGACACATATTCAATATTAATAGCTGGTCTTCTTAAAGTAACATCTCTTGTATTACTAGGAAAATGATCTATTGGTGGTGTATCACCTGGAGTTTCTGTAGTACCCACTTTAGGAGTTGCTCTTAATGATGTACCATCATCAACTGTTCCTAATCTTCTACCTAATAGAGTAAGAAATAGATATTTCAATGATGAGAATATTGGGTCATCAACTGCTCCACTAATTTCACCTATAACAGGAGATTTGATTTTAGCATTGGCAGATAATTCTACATTTACTTGACCAGCAAAATAAAAACCAGCTGTATGCATAGTAGTTTTAAAATCATCACGCCAATCAGAAATTGATCTAGCAACTTGAAGTACATAAGAAAAGTCCTGATAGTATAAACTATCTTGTACTCTTTTTGTGGATTCGGATAAAAATCCATCTTCATTAATAAATGTACCATCCGTATCGGCAACAGCACCAATTACAAGTGACGCTGATGATGCACTAAATTTTGCTATGTTTGCAGTTACACCTGATAAAGAACCTGTTATAACATCATCCTCACTAAACGTACCTGAAGTGTCTTTTATTACAAGTAAACCTCTTGTATTATCCCAACTTACAACTGTACCTGTAGCACTAGCAGATGTAGTTATACTTTCACCACCTGTAAAGTTACCACTAGCAGATACCATTATAAAGTTTTTAAATAATGTAACTGTTGGTGGTGTTGGTGACAATTGATGTGCAAATCCTAATTCAACAATATCTAAATCTAATACACGACCTATTTCTGTACTGAATAATTTTAATACACCACTTGTACCAGATGATGTGTTAATTGTAACTGTTGGTAATGACGTATAACCTGAACCTTTATTGAATAGGAAAACATCAGTAATATCATTTAGATTGCTATTAGTATCAGGTTCCATAACAATTTTATTACCAGAGTAAATGTCACCTCTATTTGTTTCATCTTCTAATACAATATGATCTTCACCTGTTGTACCTGTTGTTCCAGCCTCTTGGGTAAATCCACCATTGACCACTGAAATAAATCCTGCAACTCCAGCTCCATTTGTATTTGTATTATCAAATACTAAATCTTCTCCTACTGCATATCCTGTACCAGCATTATCTATAACTACTTCTGTAACTCCACCTGAACCTATATTACCTGTTTGTATGATAGCTCCATTACCACCACCTGTAATTGTTGTTGCTTCATTGATTGAATGTAATGAACCAGGTTGAGTAATAGATTTTGAAATTGGTATACCAGTAACATTTGCTTTAATTAATATGTCATCTGTATCAGATATTGTACCTCTAACTTCTTCTCCAATTTGAAAAGTGCCATTAATACTATCATCATTTAAAATAAATTCTGATATTTCATTTGATGCTATAATAAATTTTGATACACTTTCTACAATTGCTGTAGCGTTAGATGTTTGACCAGTAATTGTTCTACCAGTTAAATTAGTTGTTTCACCAGCTGATCCAATTGCTCTTAAAACTCTATTTGTTGTAAATTTACCATCGGATACTCTTAATAAATTTTCTCTTGGATATATTGTATCTGATATTTCATTAAATAATAATCTAAAAAATATATTGTGTCCACCTTTTGTACCTTTTAGTTGATACAAAGATTTAATATTTTTAATTAACTTTCTCTTATCTACGTTATCAAATAAATTATCAGGAACTGTATTTAAAAATTCTTCTCTAAAGTTTGATAAAAAATCACTTATCACTCTATCAGGATCACGGAAATTTAATAGCTCTTGTATATTGGTTACAGGATTAGGTCTATACTTTGATATAATTGCAGTTGCATTTGAAGTAGAACCTATAACTAATTCACCAATAGAAAATTTATCTTGTGCTGAAATAAAAAGTCTATTACTATCTAAATCCTCTGTTAATATAACAGATGTTGCTTTAGATGTTTGTCCTGTTATTGTTTCACCTCTAGTAAATTTACCATAAGCAGAATCTTCTAATAATATTTTATCGTCAGCGTCTAATAATGTTCTTTGTGTTCCAATTTTGGAACTATTCATTATTAAATAATTTTGTTGATTAGTTTCTGTTTCTAATTGAATACCACTTGATGAGTTAATATCAGATACAATTAACTCTGCAGACTCCATAAACAAATAATAAGTCTTTAAGAATTGAACAAACTTTGGATGATCTGCCAAAGCAAAATCGGGCAGTTGTGATTCTATAAGATTTGATAATTTATCTGTAAACTTAGCCATTTTTATTAATAGCTAGATGTTGTTGTATATCCTACTCCTGCTTCAGCTGAACCACCTAAAAATGTATCTGCCTCCACTGTGATAGACGAATTAGCAACATCCAACTCTACAATTTGATTTCTTACTGGAACAATATCATTTGAATTTGGTTGAACAGTTAATTCTATTACTGTAGAAGCTGCGCCTCTTACATTTGAAATTGAAGTTACGTTTAACGAATTAATTGTAATTTCACCTGTACTGTAATTTATTGTTCCTTGATTATTATTTACATATGTTCTTACACCACTAACTAATTTGTAACTTCTAATATTACCTGAACCATCATCATCTAAAAAGTGTTCATTTACTGTATCACCACTAACTTTAAATCCTGTTGAACTTAATATACCACCAAGACTAGCACTGTGACCAGAGTGTGGATTATATAATGAATTTCTAAAATAGATAGAATATTTTGTAGAAGAACTTAATGTTGGTGTAAATGATTTTCTAATTTTTAAAGTAGTAATGTTTGATACAATACTAGTATCCGTATTATCTATTGCTGTAGATAGTTTTGAAAATCTAAAAATGCCATCAAATTTTTGTAAAGTTGATGTATTGTAATTGTTCAATGTATCTACCACATCTGATTTTAAAGTTGCAGAAGATTTTGAAGTAACTCTACTATTATATTTTATATTTGATGTTAATAATATAGATGTTGTTTCAGGATCAACAATTACAGGTCTTACAGATGCCACATTGTATGGTTTTAAAGATGTAACTATATTTGCTTTTGTTGTTTCTGTCAATGTAGAACCTGACGCTGCTTTAATAGCAATTTTTACTACACCATATACAGGTGTTTCATCATCTTCCCCACCCCAAGCACTTACTGATATTGCATTAGGATATATACTTCTTACAATTGTTTCATAATCAGAAGTTGTTACAGCTCTATTTTGAGCAGCATAACTTAAAGGTGCATTAAATCTAATTGAGTCTTTTGTTTCTGCTTCTGCACCACCTTGAGATGCTGAGTTAGTTGTAATAGATACATTTGAAAAACCACCAATGTTAGTTGCTAATGTAAATGCAGATGCACTATTTGAATCTTTTTTATTTGTTACTATGTATTCTAAAATTACAATATTACCATCATCTAATTTTTTACCCATAACACCATCACCAAAATAAACTTCATATTTGCCATCATCAGTTTCTTGTAAAAAATAAACTTTAGATGAACTAGTAACAGCATTGTAACCACCAGCAAGTGTGTAAACATTTGTTGTTGAATCTGAAGAACTGTTTTGTACAGAAACTTTTAATGTTGTAGTGTCAGTATTAGAACTTGTTAATTTAAATTTTTGGTCAACATCTGTACTGTCTACTGTATATCTAAAATTAATTAGTGTACCTTCGTAAATGTTTAAGTTGTCAAACTTATAAATTCCATTTACAGGTGAAATTATATTATCTTCATTTGTAATATATTCATATGATACTCCATCAACCGTTGTAGTAAATACTGTACCTTTTGTCATTGTTAAAGATGTACCAGTTGCATTATTAACTGTAACATCAATGCTCGCAGTAGGTGCTCTTACTGAAGATGGTGTGTAATTAAGCATTTTAGCTAATGACACAATATTTTTTCTAACATCAGCACTATCTAAATACATTTCGTTTGCTAACATATTAGCATTGAAACCTAGGTAGTGTGTATTGTATGCCAATGTATCAAGTAACACAGCAAAACCAGAACCTTCAAAATCATAGTCCTGAAATTCTGTTTGACCTTGTAAAAATTTTTTAAGATTTAATTTTATATCATCAAAATCAAAATCTGATACTTCTAATTTATTGCTTGGCATATTATCTTAATCTTTCCAAAAATGTTTGTACTATAACTGGTTGTGTTGTGCCTACGATATAAAACATAATTCTAACATCATAAGCATTTTTATCATATTCAGGTCTTGCTATAATTTGATTAACTCTTATTCTTGGCTCAAAGTTTTCTAAAACTTCTTGTATCTTTCTTTGTAAATTTAAAGCTGTTAATGGCATTAATGGCTCAAATAACATAGCTCTAACATTAGAACCTATTTCTGGATGAAATGGTCTCTCAAAGTGATTAGTGTTAATCAAATTTCTTACACTTCTTTTTATCGCCTCAACATTAGTCAATTTATTTACATCATTAGTAACAGTATTTCTACCAAAGTCTAAATCTAAATCACTAAAAGACCTAGAGGCTCGTTTAGAATTGTTTGTACTAGTTGCATCGTAATTTGGCATAACCCTTATATTTATACGTTATCCAATAAAAACATTGGAAGAACCTGAAGTCATTGCTCCAGCGTCTGCGCTATCACCAATTCTACCCACAGATATACTATTGATCTTTACTGATGAAGAACCCACGTTTAAGTTAGCCACGTGTGGCGCACAAGGAGGGTTTGGTGGAAAAGGGTGTGATACTGTAGGCGCACCTACAACAATAGCATTTATACTATTCACCTTTACCGTTCCATCTGTGTTAGATGACGCTATAGTTGTTGATCCTGTACAAGCGTGGCCTGTTGATAAACTATCACCAACTCTACTTACTGCTGGCACTATCTTCCTTGTCCGTTATAGAATTTTAGATTTCGTTTTTTATGTTTATTCATTGAACTCATTTTACATTTACGTTTTTTAGTCGCTTGTGAAGTCTTTTTTGGTATACTTTGATGAGCAACAAAATTTTTAGCTATTTTGGCCATTATCTTTTAGCCTCCATTGCTGCTTTTTTGGCTAATCTCTTTTTTTCCAAGGCAATTGACTGTCTAATCTTTCTTCCCATAGGTATTTCTACAGATTGACTGATTTGTTTGCCTTTTTTAGTAATATATTCAACACTTATAAATCTATCTTTATAATCACCTTGTACTGACATTACAGCCTTCTTTAAACTCATCGCTTCTTTCTCTTTTTCATCACCTGCTGCATTCCAAAACTTAAATATTCTCATTTTTTTCATAATTCACGCTCCATTAAATGAATCAATGTCCAAACTATCGTATTCTGGATCGCCAGGTCCAAAATATTCATCAATTTTACAACGACAATAGTTACAACACAAAATTAAGATGTTTTTTCCGTCACCATCTTTGTGTTCTTGCGTGCAACTTGTACCGCAGTGGCATATGTGACCACAATTTTGACAATTTTTCATATTTTTTTCTTTATTTCTATTTATCTTAAAATTTACAACTCATTTGAGCTGCCTTCAACTCGGTTTCACTTAAATTATTTTTATTTTTAACTGCTGATTCACCAATTTTTTCTAAATCTGGCCTAATTTTACACTCTTTTGAACAATTAGAACAAAATAAGAACAAAAAAAGTGAAAAAGTAACTATAATTAAGGGTTTTTTGGGCATTTTTACCAATTTTTTTCTGTACTTTACTATTTATTCCCTATAATATAATCATATGAACAACAAAGAAAAACAAATAAAAACAATTAAAAGACTTAATAGAAGAATGTCTTACGCTAACAAATTACTTAAAACAAAATCTTTGTTTGAAGTAATACAAATAATGAAAAAGGTAAAAATATGAAAAAAAAGATATATGAATATATGACATTGGTCTTTGCAGTAGTTGGTACACTCGCTATGGTTAGTGCCACAGGTGCAATAGAGGCAGATCAATACTTACTAGGGGCAGCAGCTGCTATGACTGGTATCACTAGTTATATGATGTGTCTATTTTCTCAAACTTTATATGCTGAAGCAGAAGTAAAAGAAAAAGACACTTACGAAGATTTAACACAATACTATGTAAATGGAGGAAAATAATGGGATACTTTATAGATAAAACAGCAAATAACATATTATCAGGTATAGCAGTTATGATGCAAGGTGCCAAAGAAGATTACATCAGAATGTCAACTAGTGGTGGAAAAGAGTTAGTTGGTTATTCTAAAGAACAAGTTGATAATTGGGATAGCAAAACAAAAGTCACTTTTGGTAAAAAGTATGTTAAGATTGTACAAGATACTGGTGTATTTGCTTTTGTAATGAAAGAAGACTCTGGTAGATTTAAAAAAGGTGATATATTAAAAGCCGCTGGTTATAACAAACCTGCTTTGAACTCGGCTAGAGGTAATGTACTTGAAGGTAATTATGCTATTCAATGGACAGGACCATTATATTTAAGATAACAAAAGGGAGGACTATATATGAGTAAAGAACAATTAAAGTTTAATGATCTACCAAGAATTATGGATTGGATCAAAGACCCAAGTAATGCTGGTCATCTGTTTATTATTGAACAGACTATTAAAAGTGTAAAAGCTGATCAGTTTAAAATTGGTACTAAAGTTAAGTTTGGTAAAGCGAGAGGACAATGGCGTGAGGGTGTTGTTGCTAAACTTGGTCCAAAGAAAGCAGTCGTTGATGTTTTTGGACAAAAATGGAGAGTACCATACGATTTAATGGATGTTGTATCAGCTTAACAAAGCTTACAACAATCATCATCTAAACAATTATGATCTAGTATTGTGGTAACCAAGTGTACCCTTTCTACTTCACTTCCGTTGAAGAAATTGTGGTACTTTGTGTTATCAGTTATATAACCATTTCCATTAGCTGGCATATGAAAAGCTGTGTCTTCAATAACCATAATATTACCTTTGTTTGTAATTATAGGAATATGTAATCTCATTTCAGGGTCACGGTGCCAACTTAAACAAGTACGAGGTGGTTTCATTAAAAATCTCATACGACCTATTTTAAATTTAGATTTAACTAAATTATATATTTCTTCAATATAAGTATTTTTAAATTCTGGACACAATTCTGTGTATAAACTTTCTTTGACAGGTTCTAATCTTTGTTCTTCATAATTCGTTGTATCAGCCATAGTCCAATACAAACCTCTTATGTTTCCACCCAATATAGATTTTTCATCACCAGGTATTCTATTAACACAGATAGCATTAAAGTCAGCTAGTGACTTATCATCTTTACGAAAACCTAAATGAAATTTAAAATCTAAATATGCTTTACCTAATTTTTCAATATCAATATCAAGTTTATATTCTTTATAATGTTTTTTATCAAGTGCCATACGTTCTATTTATATGGCACTTGAAAGTCTTAAAGAATACTAAACACTATATTCCTTGTAGTCTAGGATCGTTAGAAAAAAGATTTTTCTTTGCCTTTGGTCTGGCAATACTATCTTTACTTCTTTTTCTTAATTGAGCTCTAGCAGAGATTTCTTTACTTTTCTCTTTTTTGAGAGCTCGTAGGTCT